TAAGCCATTTTTTTATTTTTTGATAAGTTCTAACGCTCATTTTGAGTGTTAGAAACAACATGATTAAAACACGAAATCTATCATTGTTTACTGACATTTTTATATAATATATCCATACATATATCAATATATATTGACATATGTATAATTTTATGATATACTATAATCAAGAAAGGAGGTAAGAAAAGTGGAAAAGAAGTTAAAAAAAATGCTTCGAATATTGGACCTATTCGAAGCGCTAGTGATTAAAATCATCTCAATATTGGGATGGATTCTAATCCTAATCAATCTAGTGAAATAAACGAGTTGAGAGGCTTGTCCTCTCTCCTCACTACTATTATATACCACTTTTCAAAGAAGACAATGAAAAAAATAATTTTAAAAGTCATCGAATTGATTGGACTTATTGCCGTATTGGTATTCTTAATTTCAAAATTATTCTAAGGAGGATCAAATCATGTCAACTGAAGCGCAGAAGAAAGCTAGCGCAAACTATGCTAAGAAGATGACGAAATGTGTCAATCTTGCATTCAATAAGAAAACAGATGCAGACATTCTAGAAAAACTTGATCATGTCGAATCTAAAATGGGTTACATTAAAAAACTTATAAGAGATGATATTGAGAAAGCAAAAAAGGACCAGAGCAAATAGCCCTGGTCCTTTTTAACTATCTAAATTGTTGTGTAGTTTAGACTTTTTTCAAGTATCTTTTAGCAACCCATCCACTAGGAATCTTTGCCCAATCTCCATCGAATTTAGACACAGTAACACGAGTGCCATAATTTAGACAGCCGTCCTTGTCGTAATCGTGAGCCTTAGCGTTCTTAGTTAATTCCTCATATGTCTTTCTTCTACAGTTAGCTCCTGGTCCTGTTCTGACACTTAAATCACTAGCAGTAATCATATAAGTACCTAAAGTGCTAGATGCATTGCTCTGTGGCTTAGATGGTGTAGGTGCAGCTGAAGTATTAGTCACCTTAGCATCGTATTTAGGTAAGCCATACCCTCTGATATATCTGCCGTTAACCTGTAGTTTTCTTCTTCCTACTGCATCGCTCTTGTTTCCTTCAATGATAGTGATAGTAGAACCTTCTACCTTCTCAACGATGCCGACATGGTCTGACGAACCTTTATTATCGCCCTTACCACTGTCCTGCCAGTCGTAGAAGATTACATCTCCTGGTGATGGAACATGTGTATCGTCTTCACACCATTCACCCTTCTTACCGAACGCTTCTATCATCTTGTTGCATGAGCATTCAGTCGGAATGATTTCAGTGTAGCCTGCCTTAATCGAACAGGCAGACACGAATGTGGCACACCAACTGTCAGTGTACTTAACCTTATATCCTCTAGCTAGAGGTTTGTGATTATTGTATATATCAATGATTTCATGATGTGAACCGTTGGATTCCTTTCTACCAATCCATCCACGTGCGATATCTAAGATAGTTTTTGCATTTTTACCCATAACATTTACCTTCTTTCTTCATGATCAAACAAAAATGAGAGGCGCGTATGTCCTCTCACAACGATATCTATAATTCAATTCCTTCGATTTCCGCTCTAATCTTAAGAGTGCGAATATAATTTCCTAAATGTTTTTTCTGCTCTTTTAATAGATCAAGCGAACATCTAGGAATGAATGTCAAAGTACGAGCCTCATACTTGACAGTCATATCATCTAATTTGTCATATCTGATTTTAGCCTGCCAGTACTCTGCTTTGAATCTGTCTTTATATTCAGCACTGTTCATTAGTTCGATTGTGTCCTGCAATTCCATAATTATTCTCCTTTGTTAATAGCGTTTTCTGCCACTTCTAAGCCTTTAGTTAGTACAGACGGTACATTGTCTCCGGCTTCCACGAAGTTCTCAATGATACTTCTTAATTCGTTGATGATTAAAGAAGCCAACGTAAACCAACCAACATAAGTAGTAATTGTTAGATCAACATTGATTGTCTGACCAATCTCAATGAAGATTGCTGATGCAAGGAATGCTACTAGCACCATTAGCCAGTAACCTAACTTCTTCCAAACTCCACGCACTCCCTTGGCGCTGTTTTCCTTGCCTGTTAATCTCGATTTTCTGATTCCTGTGATGTAATCAATGATATTCAACGTTAGAAAGCCTACAAATAGTAGCCAATGAGTGCCAAAAACTGCACTCAATACAGCCACGATAGTTCCTCCAACTGCGTTGATAGTGTCCATGTATTTTAGTGATGTGTCATATAATTTCATATTTTCTTCTCCTTTTTAAGCATATGAATATGTATAAAAACCGCAAATATAAGCGCTGTTTATGGTGTTTCTTAGTGAAGTCAAAGTAAAATTGCCTTTTGTAGCATCGTTGGTTACAGGGTAATATCTGATGACTAGCCCAGCATCTGCGGCAGGGTTTGGTACAGGAATGAACATGTTACCTTTTGGCTTTTTGTCGGCAGGAAATCCTGTCCACATGTACCCAGCTGTATTCCCTCCGATTGTGGCGTTTACTACACCATCCCAATTCAGTTCAACCAGCTTAAATGCACTGTTATATCTGTACTGTAACTTAATACCGCATGCATTAGTTCCACAAGAGATCCAATCAGACCAGCCAATATACTTATGCTGTATTTTCCCATCCTTAAGAACAAGAATCCATGTATCAATCTGATTTTCAGTGTCAAAATCGAATGCATAGCCGTTGTATGACTGTGCTTCAAGAGGCATATCCACCTTTAATTTCCCACTCTCTGCCTTGCATCCAACTCCGATACCTCGACCGTCAGCAGAAAAATCCAAGAGTTTGAATGATGGCGCAATAGCTGCATAAGCTGCAACGCCATCTGTTGTGAAATAATCCTTAACAAGCACTCTGAACGAATAGGCATTATCTGTGCTGAACTTGCCAGCAGATGATATATACACCTTATTCTCGCCACTATATGAATTAGTGTAGGTTGCAAGAGTAGTCCATGTTTCTCCGTTCTTATATTGAATCATGACAGTCTTATCATTCTTACTGTTAACAGGTGCAATCGAGAATGAATAAGTGATCTTAACTGCCGTACCTTCATCATCAGCTTTATTGGATGCCACATTCCAACGCTGTGCAGTGACATTCTTGACTGCTGGTGACCACCACTGTGTGACTGCAATATTCTTTGAAAGTGTGGCCTTCTGTCCTCTTGAATCTGTGACTGTCGATTTAAGAACAACTGTACCAGAAGACTTGAGTGGCTGTGTCGTAAAGAAACTGTTAGGACCAGGAATAAGCTGTCCATCAATCTCATTGTTGTAATAAGTGATTGTAGCGCCGTTCTTTGTTGAAGTAGATACATTGCATTTGACTTTTGAAACACCTTGAATAATCGTTGATGCTCCGAATCTATTTGCGATAGTAGTATCTTCATTTGTATATGTGATTCCTGTAACAGTTGGTCCATAACCCGATGGAAGTACAACATCCAAGGTACAGTAATTACTACCGATGAATTTACCGGAACGACTGTATGTATCTACTCTGAAACAAATATAGAACTGTGAAGCATTGGGCATCTTACTGATCAGTGAAGTCGGTACAGTCCACTTAAATTCATCATTCCACTGGTTGTCAGCAATCTGTTCAGTCTTATCATAAAAGCTGTACGTGATTACATGACCAAAGTCAGAAGATGCTCTAGGTGTCTTGATTGTGACACTGTTACCAAAATATACGGATGCTGGAGAGCAGTATGGCTTAGTTGCTCTAGGAATGACATCGCAGTCGATACCACCCGAAGCAGATACACTACCTACATAACTGCCCGAAAGAGTTACCTTTAATTCCTGTGAGAATGAGAAATCAAAATGCTTGCCACCATTGCTATCATGTGGAATCTTGATGTTTGTAACTGTCGCAAGTGTTTTTGTTCCACTTCCGCCTATTGTTACACCACCCGACCAAATGAGCACGCCATTAGCCCACATTGAGCCGTACTTTGTTGCACTAGAGCTGATATTCCACTTATAGTACTTTGTCAGTGTAGCAGTCCACAAATCATAGTTTCCGTCAACATTGACACTTGTTCGTGTCATTGTCATTGTGACATTACCATTGCCACCACCAAATGCCGCACTGCATGATGCACTTGTTGCCATCAGTCACCACCTACTTTCTTAAATGTTAATGATCCATCGCGGTTAACAATGAATCCGAAGTTTCCAATCCTCAAGGAACTAGAAACTTCGATGTTTGAGTTATACATTCTGTTATTAGCGAAATACGCTACTTCATCATTGTTCTGAAGAATAGAGTACTTGCTGTTTGTCTGCTTTGTTTTGAATTCTGAATCCTGTTTACCAATCTCGATTCCCTCTGCATTGAATCTGATATAGGTATTCAGCTGAGTCTGATTGTTTGAAACCTTGTCAGAAAGGGATGTAAAGTCCTCTTTCTTTACAAATCCCATCTGAATGCTTTCCGTTGTCTGCTGAATAGTAGATACAGTAGAAGCAAGGTTTTTACCGTCTGTCGCACTATAATAGTTTTCTGAGACTGTCTGTAAAATGGATGTCTTAGTCTGTTCTATAGATGAAGAAGCATCCTTAGTCGCCTGCTGCAGCTGACTGTTCATGTTATTTATTCTGTTGTCGTAATCATCAATAATTGACTTTAGGTCATTTGCAAGCACTGGGGTGGTCGTTGTATATGTTCCATCATCCCATAATATTTTTGACCTAACCCAGTAATAATGCTTGTCAATGTAGTCATCGGGAACGCTTTTCCACCCGCTACTGCTTGCGTCGGGCATTTTCGTTGCAGAATCTGATAGATAATACTCCGGAGTGATTGAGCGAATCCCCTGCCCGTCCTCGCCATCATTGACTCTCACGAGGGTCATGCTAGCCGATGCCTTAATCATATGATTATCCTTCTAACTGTGCGCTGAATGTTGCCTTGTTTGTAATATCGCCGGCACCGATTGTATATGTTGCCCCTGTTGCTACTGCAGTAGTTCCACCATCCTTGTACCACTTGATGGTTCCTAATGCAGATAGAGCAGAGCCAGTTACTTCAACTCCACCCTTATATACATGAGCAGTTAAAGTTGTAGCAATAGCGGTATTTTTAAATATTGTTCCGCCGCTTGAGGTGATCGCCATTGTGATAGCGTCCTTACCATTTGTACCATTAATACCATTTGTTCCTTTGTAGGAAACTGAATATGATTCAGTAGACTTACCATCAGAATAGTTTACAACAGTCTTTGTCCATAGATACTGACCATTTGCCACACTAGGCACTGTAGTACTCCATGTTCCTGTTGGAGGAGTAGTGCCGCTTGTGCCTGCTTGATATGTAACAGATGTTGATTTTACAGTAACGCTTGTACCGTTTGAACCATTAGTTCCATTTGTGCCTTTATATGAAACTGAATAAGCCTCTGTTGATTTGCCATCAGAATACTTGACTACTGTCTTAGTCCAAAGGAACTGACCATTAGGCACATTTGGAACAGTAGTGCTCCATTCCCCTGTTGGTTTAGTAGTTCCGCTTGCACCAACCTGGTATGTTACAGAAGTTGAACTTACAGTAACACTTGTACCATTCTGTCCTGTCTGACCTTTAAATGCAATTGAGAAACTGAATGTCTTGTTGATTGTGATATCACCATTAATGACGATAGGAATAGTAATAGTTCCGCTCTTGGTTAATGCAGATGTTGCAGTAACTGTGATTGTTGGCATTGGTGACTTGCCGTCAGACACTGCTGAAATGCCTGTAGGACATGTGATAGTTCCTACAGTACACGCCACCTGTTCACTACCACACAATGCCATTACCTGTGTAGTGGTTGTCTGTGTGCCGTTTACTGCACTAGTAGTACCCAAAAATGTATAGTTGTCATTTGTTAATACAACCGAATAACCGTCGGTTAAATCGATAACGTCAATCTGATTGACCGCTTTAATTGCCATATTTTTTTTCCTCCTAAATGTTTAATTCGCAGTTGAATACTGCCTTGAATTTAATGTCTTTTGCTGAAATAGTGAACATGAACCCGTTATCATTGAGTCTTGAATCATCTAACGGGATCTTGCTGAATTCAGTCTCTCCATGCTTTTTGATGAGCCACTGCAGATATGCACCATCTCCGAATGTTTCTCTCAATTTTGAAGAGTTATCAATCACAACTCCACCAACATAGATATTCACTGTGAAAATAGTTGCCACATCGCTGTTCTTGAATGTCGTGCCATTCGACGATTCTATACATAACAATATAGAATCCTCGCCCTTGGCGCCTGTAATGCATACTGGCGTACTGTATGTGACGGTATTGTTAATCGTCGTGGCTGTTCTCTGCCATATATATAATCCAGGTCTCCAAGTCGGTGCAGTCTCTGACCAGCCACTTTGAGGAGGTGTAGCCCCATCATTTGAACTAGCATACTCACACACAAACTTCTTAACTGAACCCTGTGCCTGTTTGATTGCTTCTCCAGCCTTTTCTTCAACCTCTGAAACTCTTAGCGATATCTTCTCATTAGACAGGCTTAATTGCGCCATCTTGTCATTGATGCCTTCTTGTTCCTTTGCGATTATATCTAGTTTCAATGATTCCTGGTCCTGCTGGACCTGCAGCTTTCTGATTCTCTGCGTATTCGTCACTTTATTGATGATTTTTTCTTCATTCTTTGTAGATACCGTCCCATCCACACTAGACATTGAAAATTCTCCGCCTTTGAATTCTACTGACAGATCTGCAACAAAAAAATTAAATTCATCATTATAGTTGATTATGCATCCAGGTTCTAGATCATCAACGGATATCATACTTAAGCTCTGCACCTGGCTAAACGTGATTCCGGATAGCTGTGTATATAATTGATCTATGATTGACTGATCATCACAGTACAAATTGTTGCCATCAATAAAAAGAGTGTTTCCTGTCTCATCACCTTTTTCAAGTGGATTCATGCCATTTTCAGCATATATTCTTGTTAATGTATAATCTTCATTCTTTTCATAACTGACAATATCCTGCGTAGATGCATATGCCGTTTTTGAAAGAGGCACAAATTTAATAGTTTCTTTCTCATCAGCAAATACATTTGCACCAAACAGTTCTGCAATCCAGCCTAAATAATTTCTTATAACAATCGTGTTGTCATACCATGCTACACTTTTTTTGAGCACATAGCTTGGTATATTATCTCTTTTAATAGAAAGACCAGTAAGAGATTCAATTTCATCCAACTGGTCTTTTATCGTTACTGGATATGAAAGTTTTGTATCATACGCAATATCTAACTGATAATTGCAGTCATACATTTTCAAAGTCAATTCTTTTGTATATTTCTCTGGCTGATCATAAATTTTGAAATACCTTTTTTTTGAAGAATCATTTTCCTGGGTTTCCCAGATAATATCTAGATCAAGATTGTCAAGAATACCATCATAATTATCGAACTTGACCTCAAGCTGTGCTGATGGGACATTACCTATCATACAGCCATCAGAAAAAGAGACAGACAGCTTATAACTTAGTAGTCTGTTAGTTACATCATTATTTCCATATTTAATAAGCATGGTATCACACCTCTATTAAAGAAACAGAGAACGATTCTGCTTTTATTCCTGTCTTAACTCTTTTGTAGTTATATTTTTTATTCCCTGCATACATTATCTTGGTTCCTCTTATGCCATGATCAGGGATATATAACTCGCAAGTAAAAGTCGATGGTGTTAATGCTTTAAGAAGTGACATAACATCTGTCAGAGGCGTTATTTTGTACGTTAAGGTCACTTTCAGCATATTTGCACGAATTCTGTTCCTTCTCAATACACCAGTAGATACCGGTCTGACACTATCGCTATCAAGATCACTAATCTCTACACTTATTTCAGAAGGTGTAGGAAGTGCTGTACCATTAACTTTTATTTTCGCTTCATCTGCCATAAGTAGCACCTCCTAATAGTCAAATACAGGCTTTCCTGTACGTGCTTCATAATCTTTGATGTTATCAATTACCATTTTGGTAATAACCTTGCCATCTTCTAATACCAGATTAATAACATAAGTGGCATTTCCTCCACCTTCCTGGACAGGCATTCTTTCAATAAGTCTCTCAGCAATCATATCAAGACCTCTTGTATTTCTCTGTAAAGGAATAACTGCTTCTGGTCCTGCCTCACCAAACACTGCAGGTGTAGCTCTATCTACAACAGCACCTTTTGCCAGTCTAGGTATTTCAGAAATATGGAATCCTTTGCCACCAACTCCTGGAACCCAACTAGGGACCTTAATCTTATTAATCCCTCTGATGAACGTGTTGATCCCACTGATAATTGCATTCAATGGTGCCTTGAATATATTTCCCAAACCAGAAATAACGCTATGGAATATCTGTTTTACACCTTCCCACGCTTTTCTCCAATTACCTGAAAAAGCACCTTTGATGAATGTGATAATACCATTGAATACACCTTTTGCCATTTCCCAGATTGATTTCACTTTTGCCAGGAATCCATTTAAGCCGACCCCCAAAAGACCTAGGCTCTTTGTCCAATCTGTATAAAAGATAGTTTTGAGGAAACTGCTGAACCCTTCGAAAATCTGTTGAATTCCCTTCCATGCTTTGTCTGCATCACGCGTGAACATACCTACAAAGTAATCGATTAATCCTTGGAAAATTTTAGTTACAGATGCAACAATTTTTGAAATAATATTTCCCCACGTTTTGAAGGAGTTAGTTAAATTTCCTACAACAAAATCAACGAGAGGAGAAAGGATATTCTTCCATAAGAAATTGATCACATCACCTACCGTATTAATAACTGGCTTCATTGATTCCCACATCTCTATTACACCTTTTAATGCAATGCTGAGAATAGTTACAAGGAAATTAGCAAGAGGAGCCATGATATTCTTCCAAAATGATAATGCAACAGTTGCAACTGCCTCAACAGCTTTCACAAATACTTTTGCAAGAAATGTTGCAATAGGCACTATGATTGTATTGAACACATCGAGTAGGAAAGAGAATAATGGCTGAAGAATATTCTTATAAATATTTTTTAATATCTCCATTAATGCATTCACTGCATCAATCACAATTTTTCTAAACGTTTCGCTTGTCTGATAAAGATAAACCAATGCAGCAACAACGGCACCGATTGCTACTGCTACAATTGCAGCAGCTCCTGCTGTTGTTCCTAATACTCCCTGAATAACAGACAGTACTCCCCAGTTTGAAACTGCCAGCCACAACTGCTGGAAAGGAGCAATAAGAGCCGTAACAGCAGAAACAATAGCTCCCCAGTGCATTATTGTTTCAAATGCTAAAAAGCCTGCTACAATGCCAGCAATCAATGCGATAATAACAGGCTGATTTTCATCAAACCATTTTCTTAATTCCTTAAGTTTTTTCAGAATTTTATCTACTGCTTTCGAAATCTTATCACTGCCCTTATCTGCTTTGTCTTCTCCTTCTCCCCAATCAATTCCACCAATATCATAGCCACCATCGCCGACACCGCCGGCGCCGGCGCCTCCGTTGCCTCCTGAACCGCCTGCTCCTGATGAATCTGAAGAATCGATATTATTTATCTCATCTATTGAGGCCAGTGTGCCTAAAGCCTTAGCAGTCTTTTTAGCCTGTCCCTCTGTTCCTTTAAGCGATTTATTTAATCCTTTAGAGGAATTGCCTGCAGATTTCATAGAGCTTCCTGCTGATTTTGAAGAATTTCCAACAGAATTAATTGCTTTAGTTGTCTGCTTTGTACTAGCTTTTGCAGAGTTGGACTTTTTACCAAATAATTTGCCAAAAACACCCGCAATAACATTTGCTACAGTAATAACCTTCCCGATTACTGTATTGAGTACTCTGATAACAGGTGTAAAAACCGCAACAAGGCCATTACCAATAATGCCAAGAAGCTGTTTCCATTGTTCCTGGAGTATTCTGACCTGGTTTGCCCATGTGCCGCTTGTTCTTGCGAAGTCTCCTTGTGCAAGTGACAACTGCTGCATAACATAGTTATATCTTAGAGTAACAAGTTCTGCCTGGCTCATATTGTTAATATTTGTTGTAATACCTTGAGATAGTGCATACTGCTGCAGATTTGTCTGTGTCATTACGATGCCAAGATCTTTTAATGTCTCAGTTTCTCCGGTGAATACAGATCTTAATTTCACATCTGCTAATTCTTGAGAAATATTATAGAAAGATGCAACATCTCCTGTTAATCCAGCAAGAGATATTGCCATGTCACTTGCTTTATTTGCTCCAAGACCCATACTTGAAGCCATCGCCATATATGTAGATGCCGTTTTTTTGGCACTGAGCTCACTCATACCAAACTGCTGAATAGAGTTGCTTGCAAACTTTTCAGCTTTCCATGACATATCACCAAATGCTACATCAACAACATTTTGTACTTCGGTAAGATTGGATGCTATGCCTATTGCCTGTCTGCCTAATCCAATCAATGCCTTAGTACCTTTGTATGCTGCTGCACCAATTGCAGCAAAGCTGAATGCAGATTTGATTTTTCCAAAAGCATTATTTATGATATCGGTTTGATTGTTTATGTTTTTACTAGCATTTTTTGTCTGATTGACTGCATCATTCAATGAAGAATTGAATCTACTTGTTTCAGCGGAGATTATAACTTTAAGTTCCTCTAATGTCATCTGCTTTCACCTCCACCGTATTTTTTGTTATGATAATTTGCAAACTTTCTTCTCTGTGCTTTAAAGTTTTCAAATTCATTGTATTCTTGCTGCTTTTTATGCTTTTCTTTCTCTTCTTCGAACAGACCAGGATAATAATCCCAAAGACCATGCAATTCTTTTTGATTATCATTTCCATTAATAATAAGATTGATGCCTTCTATAATCTGTTGAGCAAGATTATGAGCATGTATTGCCTGTTGTTTCTGTTTGAACTTCTCTCTTCTTCTGTACGAATCTATTTCATCTATAATATCTCCAAAAGATGAATTCCAGAATGCGTCAGTGCTTATACAGCAGTCAAGAGCGATAGGATATAATTCATTGATCATATCACTCAGTGTCTGATATTCTACATCTGCTCTTTTGCTTCCTCGATATTTTCGTTCATCGTATCTGCCTGAGCCTGTGAGAAAAAACCACTTACCTGAAAGATTGGAAGAAATACATCAGTCATGAATGAAAGCTGTGATCCACCTTCTTCTTCGTATTTATCAAATAATTCAATTACATCTTTTTCTTTGATGCCATGATTGTATTTCTTCATTGCACCATGAGTGATAAGTAGCATCACCTTAAGTGGTGGCATCTCATTATTTTCAGTATTTGAAGAAATAACACTTAATAGATTTGCGTTGAACAAATTCTCAAGTCTGATTATTTCCTGGGTTGTGAGTTTTAACTTATATTCAGCATCTCCTACCTTCCACAAAGCGAAAGGCTGCTTTTTTTTCTGTTTCTTTACAGGTTCTTTTTCTTCTTCAAGAATATCTAAACCTTCTGATAATGCTCCCATTATATATCTCCTTTATCCAATAATTGGGTCAGTGATTGTAAACGCAGATGATAATGCGATGTTCATATCAAATTCAATTACACCATTGACTCCTCCGCCTGTTCTTTTTAATGAAATCTGTCCATTGAATTCTGTAGTAGTACCATCTTTTAATGTTTCTTTAAAAGATAATACTTCCCCACTCTCTTCATATTTTCTTAATACTCTGTATGGGCTGTCAGTTTCTGTATTATCATATTTGAATTTATATGTAATATCTCCTGGATCTCCGATACCCATTTCATATACTTTCTGTGTATCATCAAGATCAGAGTTTTCTACTTTTTCAGGTTCAACACCAATTTCTGGCAATTCTTTTAATCCCTTTAATTTGGTATAGGTTGTTACTGTCTTGCTTTTGAATTCTAACTTAGCACCATTTGCTAGCATAATGATTCCTCCATTAATTTAATTTGTATGATAGATAAACTGCTTCTTGCAGTCTATGATTGCTTCATATCTCATCTGTTTATGTTTTAATCCGCTTGGATCCGGCACATCGGAACATGATGTTCTCAGGAATCCTAATGTTGTCATCACATCATCTACGTCACAAGCAGTCTGACTGGTACTGTTGTTATCCCAAATATCAATCCTGTAGCGAATGTATGATGACTGTTCTTTATCATCTGTGAACTCTTCAACCTTATTTTCTTCTTCAACAAACTGCACAGCAGGGAGCATAGACCAGTTGTGTGGATATGCGTCACTTGCATTTTCAGAAACCTTAGATAATTCTTTATATACGATGTCTTTTACATTAATCATTTTATTTACACCTTTCTTTGAGTTTTTTCATAAGCAATTTTTTAGCATTTTCATTTATCTTATCCTTATTGTCATGAATCGCCGGATACATAAATGGTCTAGCATACTGACCTTTTGTAAGATATCCAATAGGCTTATCCCCTTTATAGACAACTTTAAAACCATAGTCTTCCGCTCTATCAGGTGTCATCGCATCACCAGGTATCATCCATCCCTGCTGCTTATAATGCACATTAACATTTGGTGAAATTCCATTGTGATTTGCTTCACCGTTAGGCCCTGTGCCGAATTCATAATAAGCAGCATAAGGAGAATTAGTATAAACAGTTGCTTCTGCACCTTTTGATGTACTTTTGTTTCTTACTTTCACAGATCTTATTAGATCACCACTTACATATGTAATAAGAAGTCTTGCTTGTGCCTGTACCAATAATCCGCCTTGTCTTACAGCCTGTGTGCATACTTCCGATGCATCATTAGCAGATATCTGCTGAAGCTTTGAGATAAGTCTGTCTGCATTTTCTAGTTTACTCATAATCTTTCAATCTCTATGTGCTTAAAACGCTTATATTTCTGCACACTGACGACTTTATAATTGACACCCTCATAAATAATCATGTCGTGAACATTTATCGTTAAAACACCATAATAATGCATATTCATGATTGCATGGATGCGCATCCCATAAAGTTCAAACTGTGTTGAGCTACTTGCTGGATAAATAATCGCTTCATCATCGAATCTTTTGGATTCATATTCTTCGATATTATTACCCTCAGAATCTTTATAAGGTTTGTATCTTCTAAGAGTGAACTTCTTCAGACTTTTTTTCTTCATCTCTTCTTCTCCTTGCTATTGGTGTTAGGCGATAATTATCTACTGCTGATAATATCTCATCTTCTTTCAGATAAGATTCGTTTTCTCCACCTTCACTATATGATGCAAGTCCCTCGTTGCCTCTTCTTTCGTATCTTGCAAGTGCAAGAGTAAGAACATGATCATAAAGAGGTTCTATAAGCTCTGATCTGTTTGCTCTCATAAGAACTCTTTTAGCAGCATTAGAAACAAAAAGAGAGACTATATCATTATCAGTCTCTCCGGTAAGAATTTTAAAATCTCTTTTGATGCTATCCATTCTTGTTTGCCTTGATTACAGCAAAAAGCTCATCTTTTGTAAGAGAGTCGTCTGCATCAATATTCATTTCTTTTGCTAGTTCTTTGAGTTCTGCAATATTCATCTTGCTTAAAGGTTTGTTCTTCTTAGCTGATTTTTCTTCAGATGATTCAGATGATAGCAAAGCTCCTAAGCTATCTTCTACGATATAATTAAGCGGATCTGCTTTACATACTTTTATCACGTCTTTATTGATACATTCTGTAGTGATACCCGTCTTAATATTTTTAATAAAGCTCATTTAAATCAGTTCCTTTCTTCTATTCAGGATTAGCAGTCAATACAGCAATGCATTTAGACTGGAATACCTTTGCACCATATACATGTAAGCCTTTAACTGCATCAGAGAATCTTTTCTCTGGTCTGTATGCTTCCGTCTTTAAAATCTGTTCTGCATATGAACCAGCTTCTTCTGTACCACCAATGATCTTATACTTTGTCTTTGTAGTATTAGGTACATTGTTTGATACGTAAACTGTGAAGCCTGCTGCATTACCTACTTCACCGCCTTCTAAGATTGCTTTGTTATAATCTGTACCATTGCCTACAAAGCGCTGGTCCTTTAATAATAATCCATGATACCATGCTGGAATGACTACCCAGCGCCCGACTGTAGGAACATTTGCTTCTGTTAATTTAACTCCAAGATCCACTAATAAATCATAAGCAGTTTCTTTTGTCGGCACTTTTGGAGTTGTATCATCACCAATAGTATTATCAGTATGTACATTAATGGCTAATAGATTAGCTGCAAATGCATCTACCACATCATTCATTTTGTATGCTGCACGCTCCATGGCTTTATCCATTAGTTTTGGGTTAGTTTGGGCATTATCAACATCATCTATTGAAAAGTTAAAATACTTTGCCTGATCAATTTTTAACTCCTGCTGTTCACCAGCCACATCTTCAGGGGATTCAATATCAGTTCCTTTCTCATAATCTTTGATAGTGATATCACCAATCTGGTTTACTTTTACAGTATCACCAAAGTTTTTGATTTCTCCTTCATAATCTCTATTAAGAAGATTTAAATATACGTGTCTCTTATCTAAGTGATTTAATAATCTTGCACTCCAAATTTGTGGAATAAATTTTTCTACTGACATATTCTGTTATTCTCCTACTGTTTCATTAATTTTTGTATTTCATCCCAATTTTTATTGATTTCTTGGGCACTCATATTTTTCAAAGAATCCATAGTAATTGCACTGTTCTCTGGTGCCTTTTTAGGTGGTTCTTTTCCTTTGATGCGCTCTTCAACAGCCTTTTCAACAGCAAACTGAAAAGCCTTCTCAACTGTATCGATAGACTGTTTACACGCATCAGCATCTGTTAGATTAAGAATTTCAGCCAATTCTGTAGGAATACCCTTATCAGCAAGCTGAACTTTTGCCTGTGCAGTCAGTTCTCTTCTGGTAATTGCTGCTTCTCTGTCATCGAGTTCTTTTGCTCGTTTTCTTTCCTGGTATTCCTTTTTCTCTTTTTCACTCATATTTTCAAGCTTTTGAGCTTCTGTTCTCTGATCTTCAAGATGCTTTTCCCAGGACTTTCTTTCTTTTGCAATTCTTCCTTGAACAATTTTATCAACATCTTTCTGGGTAAACGTCTTTGGTTCCTGAGTTGATCCGTTGTTATCCTGAGTGTTCTGATCCTCTTGACCATCGCCAGTATTCGCTTCATTTCCCGGGTCTTCAGCAAATAGCTGCAGATTAAGAGGCATCATTTTATTTTTATCTTTCATTACAATTCTCCATTTAAGGTCCGTATGACCATCCCATCTTTTTGTGTCATAAGTTTTTGGACAATAAGATAATGCTTATTTTTCTTTTTTTACATCGTCCTGATAAGTAACAACAGCTTTCAATTTGATAAGTTCTTTAGCTCTTTCTTCATCAGCTTCAAATACTTCACCGACATATCTGACAACACCGCATTGCTTATCGATAAGATTATGAATAACTTTTAGCTTCATCTTCTATCCTCCTTTCTTCTTATTTCAGACAAAATAAAAAGACATCTAACAATGCCTATGCCTGTTCTTATTCTTTTCCAATACACTTGATTTACTTCTTTCTTTTGGCGGTCCTTGTGATAATTCTGATACTTCATGATATTCATGACCGCAGATCATGCATTCATAGTGCGTATTCCTTACCATACAGTTTCTATGATTGTCATAATAATATTTAGAATTAACCTCATAATAACAATGCCTATGTTTTCTTAGACCCTGGGCCATCATTTACCTCCGTTCTGGGCAAAATAAAAACCGACTAACAGTCGGCTTGTATTTTCTATTCAAAATAAATTCCTTTTTTATTTCTTGGATATTTTCTTCCATACCACCTCGGATACAGTTTTCTCATTGATTTTCCTTTTTTTAAACAATACTCTATCATATCCTCATCTGTGGGAAACTTAGTTTTATCCCTGTGAAATCCCCAAATATACGAAAATGGTTCTCCGAATTTCTTTTCATATTCCTCGTACAGAGCTAGTTTCCTTTTTTCCTCGGGCGTCATTTCTCTATTTAAGCCAAAAAAATCAATTAATTCTTCTTGTTCGCTTGTTTTCATAAATATACCTCCTAAAACAATTCCTCAAAAAGTTTAAATGCATTCGGAAATATTCTCTTCAATTTTTTTTCTTGTCTTGAATCTATTAAAATTGATTCATAAAAATGTGCAAATGATTCAGCACATAATGTCACATTATTCCAATACTCCTTTTCATGATAACAATTACCCTTACATGCATTTCCGGTTAATCCGCTTACAATATCTGATACAAAATCATATGATGAATCTTGGGACTTTTGCATTATACTGGAAAAAATGTTATAAAATTCCTTTTTCGTACTACAATTATAACACTTCATCATATTGACCGTAAATAAATCCCAATCACTTTTTAAAGTATTAATAAACAGCTTTGAATTTGACAACATCACTTCAGAACCATATTCTTTTCCTAAATTATAATCAATGTGGTGTGCAATTTCATGAATAAGAGTATCAATAATTTCATCGTCTTTTACATTAAATCTAATCCCCACTTTTTTACTTTCGATTGTAAAATGAGGAATATCTATTGCTCTTTCGTTAAGAATTTGTATTTTTGATAACTGACTAATAAACATATCTTTAGCGTTGCTGGATTCACTTTGCGATATAGCCATAAATACTTTGTCTTTTATATTATCATTTAAATCCGTAAAACTAATGGGTTTCTTTTTATCTGTTAATTTATAATAAATCTTAGTCGCCATTTCTTTTAATGGCCCTTCAAATCTGTTCTCTTTTATTTTCTTTTTTAATGTATCAAAATTATCAATACCATGCTTATCTTGTTGTCTTTTTAACCACTGATCATAATTTTCTTTAACATCTACAACTTCATCCTTTCCAGTGATTGGATTACGCTGTCTTTTCTTCATATCATCAGTGATTCCTTCAATATATGGAATCATATGTGAACGACAGTTAGGATGAAGCGGAGGCACATTAACTCCTATTTTTGCATCTTGGATATTTATAATACTTCTATCATGTCGCTGGCATATCTTTGATGTTCTACTATCATGAACAGCTATGAACATTTCTTTCTCGATGCCTGCATCCTTGAAATTTACAAGATCAATAAAATTGATGAACGCAGCCATCTCTGTCCTTACGAGTCTTTCACAATTTGCTGCACCTGCTGCAAACTTATCCTGTAATGTTTTGGACATTTCTTTATGAGTCTTTCCCATGATAACGCCCAACATTAATTGATCCTTTAGCTCATTGCCTAGATTTTGAGCATTTCCCCATATTCTTTTAGAATAATTCTTACTATACCAGGTAGATTTGAGCATAAGATCTACTAGTTCTGGATCTATTTCAGAAAAATCATAAGCAATCCCAATCCCTTTTGAGATATTAAACACATTTCTGTAATATCCGTCATATATTCCTTTTAAATAAGCATCTGTGCTTTTTTCTTTTTCAAGATTATATTCTAGCATCATCAGAGAATCCAATTTGTTCTGCAATTCCATTAGTCTATTTATTCTTGCTTGATAGGCTGGAGCATCAAGTTTTTTTAAAAGTTCTTTTTTTGCACTGCTTGATGGATTGTTTTCAAGCTTCCTCTTCAGTTCTGCATAATCATGATCATTCACAAGATTGTTAAGCAGTTCTCTCGCTTCCTTTTCTGACATAGGTGCTGAATCTGTTCTATGATGATTTCTGTATGAATCAAATATTCCCTCTATCTGTTTATCTGTATACAGATAGGCTTTATGATAGAACCTTTTTACTTCTTCGATATCTGCAACGGCATTCTTAATAGCATTATCAAGTTTTTCAGACTGACGTTTTTTCCAGTATTCTTCATTTTTCATATATCAACTAAGAAGCCTTATTAATACCGATAGAATCTGATTCATCATCTTCACTATCGGAAGGAACATCTTTTTCATCATAGAATGGAACCTCATTTTGAGATTTGAATAATGCCTGCTGTGTTTTGATATTTTCTTCATTTTCTTTCTTTACCTTTTCTGCTTCATTAGAAGCATCCTCAACAAACGGAAGCTGTTCGATAAGAGTTTCATTTGATACCTTTCCACTTAAATTCGCAATCATCTGTGCAAGTTCATTTAAATTTTTAGGAAGTTTTCTAGTGAAAGTTATCTTGATATTGTTCTTATTGATATTAATTGCTTTAAGGCCAAGATAATTACAGAATAGGTCTATCCTTCTTCGCAGACCTTTCTTGTAATACTTTTCTTTTTCTCCAGTAATCATTTGAAGTCCGAGAAGCTTATATTCCATTGCTACTCCTGAACTATTTCCTACAAAATTTTCGTCTGTAAGATTTGGTACATGAGAAAAAGTATAGATATCTTCTTTAATAGCTTTTCTTAATACTTCCATTCCGCTTTCATCGAACGTTCTAGAAATATATTCTGCTCTTGCTTCGCTTGGAAGTTCTAATAAACCATTCTCTTTTAGAATCTTCATTGTTTCGCTGACTTCTTCATTATCGTCACCCATCAAAGAACCGTAGACAACTAGCAGAGCCTCAACGAACTGTTCTTTATCATTGACACGGTCACTCATTAATTTGTTATAGGCATCTATCAAAGAAATCTGCTGTTCAAAATCACCTATGCATAGCTTATTGTTTCTGTATTCAATTATTGGAACATCACCAAAATAATGAGGCACCATTTCCTCAATCATCCTATGCTTATGAGTAGAACAGTCTATGATCATCGTATATCTATAATTTTTTGTTACCACTGTTGCACGATAGCAATACTGATCAGTGATTGCATCTTTAAATCTGTAATAATAAACACCAAAAAGAAGATTCTGTTCAATTGTGTCATCATAAACAAGAAATGTATGATCTGCTTCGATGTTCCTGACAGCAATATCCGTAGTATCCTGTTTGATATAAACATATTCATACGCAACACCACAGACACTCATATCATGTGCATTATCCGAATCAGCATCATCAACATCTGCATTATCAAAAGCATCTGTTAGCTTATCCAGCAATGTTTCATCATCACCATCATAAGTGTTATAGGATATTGGAGAATTCATGAAGTATCCAGTAGCAGTATCGGAAATGTCCTTAGCATGATTGCATATTACTTTGTTGTTCGCAGAACCCTTATATTTTTTCTGCCTTCTTTTTATGTCATGCTCTCCTTCATAGTATCTTTTATTTTTTTTGATTTTTCCTATGATATTCCTATGCTTATTAATCAGACTTTCTATCTGTACGATATTAAGTGATGACTCATCATATCTTTCTGCATCGATAGTAAATATATACATCTAATGTTCCTCCTATATCAGACATATTTGCTTCTGTTCTTTCCTGCACGTGCTTTTGATGCAATTATGTCTGTCTCACATCCATATCGTGCAGCATCTATTGAATGGTTGTTCTTATCCGGAAATTCGCCTTTTAGATTTCCATCCTTATCTTTTTCGATTTCATATTCATTAAATTCTCTGTATGCGTTAGGACATCTAACAGGATCAATAATTATCTGTTCGAGGTCCTGGAGCCATTTGATTCCGTTTTCTACACTGTCAGGTCCTTTCTTAGCACCTTTAACTCTTAAACCTAACAATTTGAATTCGTTGATGGTACGAGGCTCTGCACTATCACATGTCACTAATTTATTCAACGGATTAAGCTTCTTAATCATCCTTACTGCCTTCTCGTTTGAAAGACGTGTGCCGTAAACCTCGCCAAAAATAAAAAGACGTCTGCGCGTCTTATCAAAATGCATCTTTACACATGCTAATGGGTCACCAGCATACCCAAAGTCTAGTCCGAATTTTAATCTATCAAATACATCAATTTCTTCTTTTGTGATCTCTCTAATATCAAGGTTTGTAAAAACCTCACTACCTGTACCAGTTACTTCACCTAGATAGTCATGATTGTATTTTTCAATATTTGTTTTCTTGGTGTGTTCTGCTTCAATTAGAAACTGCTCCCCAAGCCACTCAGGAGGTGCCTGTAAGTAAGTTGTATGAGAGACATATGTATCATCTCTTTTTACTAAAACTTGCCTGTTGCACCAATTTCTTTGTGATTCAGGAGGGTTGAAAGAATAAAAGACACAATACTCATGTCCACCACGCAGAAGCGACTGATTAATATTGGTTATCTTGTCATATGTTTCGAATTCATCACATTCTTCATACCATACGTATTTAACATAACCTATATGGACCTTTGTTGACTTCATTTTTTTAGGTTCATCGGCACCCTTGAATATTATCTGCTGACCTGTTGGCATATAAGTCATTTTTAATTTAGACTCAGGTATTAACCAATCATCTTGAGCACCTAACTTATAGATGCCCCACTTAATCTGTTCATATACTGAATCTCTGAGAGTGTCTTTTACTCTTCTCATGATAACAGCGTTACTCATAACACCTCGCTGTGCATCTCTCATAATGCCTAAAGGTATCTCAACACCGATAAAAGAAGATTTTAAAGAGCCACGCCCACCTTTTAGCCAATAATGCGTGTAGTCATTGTTTTTTACATGCTTATGAACTTCATAAAAAGCCGGACCAATGGTAGATTTCAAACTAACCTTATTCATCTATATCATCTACAATCACTGTCTGCCCATTTGAAGTAACATCCACATTGTCTGTAAACATACCAAAACGTTTACCTAACAGCTCTGCAGCTTTAAGCCTTTCTTTCTCGTCTGGAGGCTTCTGAATGACCTTTTGTGTACCGTTACCATTCATGATCATTACATATGATTCTGATTTAGCACGCATAACTGATGTAAGATATTCGACTACTTCTTGAATGTCGGCTGTGTTCTCATTGTGAATCTCTTCCATTTTTTCAGAGATATATTTTTGTATTTCTTCTTTTTTTAAAAGCTTTGAAGCAAGAGGTGCTGCACTGGTGGCACTTTTACAATTGGCATAGACTGTTAGATATGCTCTTGTAGCATTAGTATCTTTTAGATACTCATCACAAAATAGTTTCTGCTTTTCTGTCATAGTCGCACCCCTTTCTCATCAAGTAATAAAAAAAGAGGCTTTATTATGCCTCTCTGCTTAATTTGCCTCTTTTTACCATTATATAACATTTAAATGCGCAATGTTGCGCCGTTTAACGTTTATAACCGTGTATTCACGCTAATCTAGAATAACAATCATCTTTTCAATTGCATCATGTATGTACTTCTCTGCTGTTCTCTGCGATACATGCAGCATGTCAGCAGTATCATAGATGCTCATTGATTCGATGTATCGATAAAAGAGTACATCCCTATGATTGATATCATCAAGTTTATCTATATTTTGACGTATGAGAGCCATTTCTTCTAAACACCTATCCTTCATCATGATGTAATCGTTCTGAGTCTTGGGCTCTGAATATGAACCTGTCGGACTGTCTCTATATGAGATGGCTTTAACATTGATTAACTTATTCTGTAGATAGTCTGCTTTGTCTTTAAGATTTCTATATGATTTTAAATATGTTCTGACTTCTTCGGCTGTCATACGTTACCTCCTGATTACTCAAAAATGAAAAATAAATAAATCACTATCACCAATACAAATAGAATAAAAAACAATTTAATTTCACTCCTCCTTATCTTTTAAAGTATATACATAATATTTTCTTGGGGCAGTGCTAGGATGCCTTGCATTGTATTTATCGCTGTGCTGATTGCTTGCCTTGCAGTAGAAACTAGCTAATCCAATGGATAGCCTATTAGCGCATTCTTCAGCAGTGCCTGCAACAATTACATTGTCATTCATGTCATAGACAACATAGAACTGCCTATCTTCATAGCTTGCTCTTTTCTTTTCTTTCTTGTGTACTTTTCTATGAGCATATACATTTGCCATATATTCCTCATTATCGTATGCACTCCCTATTTTAATAGGTATTTCATTTGAAAATACACTTTCATGCTTATATATACGTTGCCATCTATGTTTTAGAGCTAATTGAGTAGCATCAACATACTGACTTATCTTTTCTATTGATCCAGTTATATCGGTTCTTTTTCCGTTACGATATAAAACAAAGTTTCCCATTTAACCTCCTTTCTGGAAGAGAGAAAGAAGTCCTTTACTCTGTCTTTTGATTTTCAATTCATTCTTTCTGTCTTCCCAGTAGCATCATAACTTAGTTGGATAGTAGCAAAATTAACGCTTCTTACTCTTATTCTTTGCAAAGTAAGGTGAAGAGATGGAAGCAAAGCCATGACACTGCTGTTGTTGTTAGGTTTTAAGAATATGTTAGGGCATTAAGTCCATGTGAGGATCTTGCTTTTAGAAACAAATCTATTAAGAGTAATCCATATAGATTTTCTTATTTTAAATTTTCTTATGAGTTAAATATAAAGAACTCAATGCCCTGTGTAGTTATCTTATGAATTCATGCTGAATAAATGAGAGTAAATCTAAATAATGGGCACGATCTGTCTTAGATGTCTGTACTCCATCTAGAGACTGAATCAGATTATTACCATTTTTTAGTCGTGTAACATATATTATTCTTCCGATATCATCATAATAGTTATTATCATACCAAAAAGCACCCAGCTCTCTTTTAGCGGCAAATTCTTGTAAATATTTGATACGTTGCTCTGCTAGTTTCTTAGAATAATAATATTCTTTATGCAGTAAAGTGGTGGAATTACTATTTGTGTAAAATGATATTTTAAAAGGGTACTCATTTTCTTTTGCTGTTCGCAGTTTAAAATAAACTCGATTTAAATCAATGATAGAAAAATGTGTTCTCATGTATTCTTTTTCTTCTTCTGTTTTTGGCTCTTTAAATACATCGAACACTTCAACAAAGTTGCATAGCAATCTTCTGCTTCGTTTAATTTTAACTTTTCCTGATGCAACTTTAATTGTTGGTTCAACATCTTCAATAATTCCATCTATTCTTTTAAATTTCAGGAGATTATCAGTATTACGTGACGCGTATAGACTGCCATTCTCTGCATATTTTTTAAGCGTTCTTGGTGTAATCTCAAACAACTCTGATATTTTTGCTAAGCTGCCACATCCTACGAGTTCATCTGTATATGCATCATAGACATAGTACGTGTCTGTTCTTTTACCTCGCATTTTATATACCTCCCTTGTCATTTCTTGTCAGTTATTATTTTCTTTATCTTCTTCAATGCCATTCACAATCACCGACATAACAATTAAAATTGCAACAGCAATCACAGATAACACAATAAAAATTCCAATGATCAGCATGACAATAGCAAATATAGAAAATACATTTTCTAATACCTGTAATAAAATCATCTATATCATTCCCTTCTTAACTATTACATATATTTATCATGTGAGTATTTAACGTTCTTGGTATCAGTCTTCGCATAGATCATAGTCGTATCAATCTGCTCGTGACCTAACATCAACTGTACCTGTTCAATTGGCATACCTTTTCTTAAAGCGGTAGTTGCTGCAGTTCTTCTGAACCTATGAGGATGTATATTTTCGAATCCACATTCTCTGCCGAGTCTTCTGATAGCTATTTCTACACCGCTTATTTTCAGTCTTTGATGTTTTCCTTTAGTTTTATCAACAGCAACAAATATATATTCATTCTCTATATTTTTTCTAGCATCAAGCCACTGCTGCATCCTGAGCACACTTAAAGTGTTTAAATAGCATACTCTTTCTTTAGCACCTTTGCCAAAGACTTTAATTTCTTTACGCTCTAGATCTAAGTCTTTCAATTTAGCAGTTGTCAGTTCTCCTATACGACATCCTGTCGTAAGAAGAAATTCAAAAATTGCTTGATCTCTCACTACCTTCAGCCACATTTTCGTGCCTACTTCATTAGCGCTCTTCTTTTCTGCAAGCTTATCACGCATAACTTCAATCTGATCATCAGGAATAGGTTCTTTGATCACTTTATCTACTTTTATTTTCTTCATAGCTTTCATTGGATTACCATTCCTCAAATAGCCTTCATCCATTAGCCACGTAAAGAAGGATGAGAAGTTTCTCCTGTCATTGTTTATAGTCACTTTAGAAACATCAGGATAATCAATCATTCTTCTTGCAAAGTGCATTCTTACATCATCTCTAGTCCACTCGAGAACGCTTTTTTTGATGTAGAAGTGAAGCCACTTTTCAAGAGTGACTCTATAGTAATCAATAGTTCTTTCCGATAACCCATCAATTTTCTTTTGAACAAGAAATCTCTGAATCAGTTCATTGTCATCCAATATATCTGTAGATATTTCATTCTTGCTCCTGACCAATTCAACTCCATCAAGTGCCACAAGCAGCACCCCTCGCAAGATTGTGAGTTCTTCTCCATTCAGCATCTTCATAGAGCATATTACTCTATTGATTATTTCGTCCTTTAACACTTAAACCACCTCTCATTACGTACATTGGAGTATGCAGCACAACATTATGTTTCCCTTCAAGGCTGTTACCTTGAACAACTTCTGCATTTACTCCAGCCAGTGAAAGCTGCACATATGTCATGTATACACACTTATAGTCCAAGTCTTGCGCTTTCACTTCCAATAACTGCTGATAGTTATATCCTTTTTCTTTCATCACTTTTGCGTATGCAAGTATGTTTGCACCGCCACCAGAAGAGGGCTCATTAAGATATTCAGTTCCTCCATCATAATCAGCTAACGCAACGCCTGCCATCATTTTGCAAATATGAAATGGAGTGAAGAACTGGCCTGTATGACTGTTTCCTGAACTTAATTCCATGTAGATCTTCCCAAGATAATCATCTAGATTGTTCTTTAGAAGAGAAGAAAGACGTCCTAACATGCATCCAAGTATTAAGAAATCATCTTTACTGTACTTTATAGCGATGTTGAAGAACGCCTTTTCGCGTTCTTCATCTGGTTCGATACTCTGCGCAATTGATAATGCTGACATTTCAACCCAGTCAGCAAAGACCTGGTGAGGAGTATACTTTCCAGCCATTCTATTGATATTGTCAATTATATATTTCACAGGACATCCCCCTTAACTGTTTTTCTATTAGCCATCTTCATAACTCTATTCATTAGACTCATCTTCAACCACCTCACAATTTTCTAAAACATCTTTGATCAGTGTAGGCGTACTGTCTTCCCATTGAACGAATTGGAATAACTTATTAAACATGCTCGTGTGGCACATGCCACGACCAGTCCACCAAGGAGCACTCTCACTTTTTTGGGGTTCTTCATCATATAGAAAAATATTGCCATTACCATCTCTAACGATATACATGTACTTTGTGTTGTCTGATAGATATTTTAAAATATCATATTCAAATCTAGTTAGCTTGACAGGCTCTTTATACTCAGATAAGAGCCATTTAACTTTAACATTCGAGCAATGCTCTCCCATATTGAAAAAGATACAATTATCACAGACACCAAGACATTTCTCAATTGTGTGCCTATCTTTGCTTATTGAAAAATCAAAAACAACATTTGATTTTTCTAATATTTCTTTCTTAAATCTTTCTGCATTTAACATTTTCTTTTACCTCACTCTTTTGTGCTTTTGCGTTTGCTATTAGCGAAAGATAGAATTCCACAATACCTTTATTAAGATTTGGTGCGTTTCGATGAACGCACTTGTTATAAAATTCTTGCACGCCATATCCTATTGCAGCTCTTTCCCAAAAATCATAGCCACCAACAATAATAGCGTTTGTGATTGCTAGGTTTAACGCTTCCTCATATAACTCAAGATAATGATTTTGACATTCTAAAACAGTATATCTACGTTTGATTAATGCATTTTCTTCTTTTAAATATTCTATCTTGCTTTCTAATTCGTTCACAAACTCGCCCGAATATGTAATTTCTTTTAAATTCTTTTCACTCATATTGATCACTCCCATTTCATATACATGCATTCTAGTGGAATATTTTCAGCCTGTTTTAAAATGCATTCTCTTACTGACCCTAATATATCAAGTGAACTAGCCACCGACCCCATGCTTAATGTCGGATTCAATTTTAGATGCTCTTTAGGACAATATATTAATTCTTTAATTCCTTTGTTTAAGCGCTCTACTGCATAATCACATCTATAATATTCTTCACTTTTGAAGTTCCAATCCATGCAACTTCTAAAAAGTCTGCCTAGGTTATAACTAGGAGAAGAATATTCGGGATATGCGATTTCTGCAAATTTATCGCAGCCTTCAACTTTTACATAAATGCCAATGCTATAACTCATAATGATTACTCCTTTAATCTGTAATTCATTCTTCATGTTCTAAAAGCTCTATGGAAATAATATTACTTGCTGTAATACCAACATCAGCAACCTGAGGGCTTAGTTGTCTTCTACCCCCGAAAACCCACTCATGAATAATTGATTTCGCTTCATTTTTTGAGATGCCAATGTTATATCCTCCGTAAAAATTACCTTTTACATATTTGGCTAAATTATCATCTGAAGGAATAACTACGTATCTAGATCCATCTACTAGATAGATATTTATTTGTTTAATATTTTTCATCAAGAACACCTCTAATCTTTTCTAACTTTTTAAGCAATGCCCTGTTTTCACATTCCGCTTCTTCAAAATCATATTCAGCGTCAGCGAGAGCGTCTCCTAAGTTATCACAATATTCTTCTAACGCTTTGATATATCCATCTTTGTCAAGAAGACTGTTGCTTACGTTATCATATCCGATAAAGTCTTCTTGCTGTGGTCTCTTTAAATTACTAACATCATACTTACTGTCTGGTTTTTTAATCCACTTGATGAAGTTCTCTTTTGAATAGAATGGACAGTCTCCGTCACAATCCCCAATGTCACAAGACACGTCAACCCTATCTCTTTTTAAAGAGTTATTGAAATGTGAACATGGGGCGATTCCAAAGACTTCATCATCTGATAGGAAGTCAGCGACTGCTTCTAGCTTATTGAGACTCACTAACTCCATACTTTTCTATATCCTTTCTTATTTCTTCTTTCTGGATTGCTCTTTCTATTTCTCTGTTGATTTTTAACTTTTGATAGTCTTTAACTTTATCAATATCTAAGTAACCTAAGCATACTAACTCAGCAATACAGATAAGCACATCAGCCACTTCTTCGTGCAAATTTTCTTCATATTTATCATGAAATCCATATCTTTTAACTTTCGATATTGCCTGGATTAACTCAGCGCTTTCTTCTGAAGTAATAGTGAGAGTTAGATCATCACCATTTATATGCGCGACCTTATCTAGTTCTAAAATTCTGCTTTGTGGATATTTCAGCAATTCCACAATTCTTCCGATTTCTTTAAACATTCTTTTAATCCTCCGAAACGAAAGTAATGACAATTGCTCCTAAAGTATTAGCAATACTTTCAGCTTCTACTACATTTTTGAATACTTTCGCTTTCTCTACTGTTTCATCCAATTTAATAGATGTTAGCGATGCGCTTGTAACATACATATTTCCTAACTTTACCAGATATAATTTTTCCATTTTTCTCTTCCTCTTTTCGCTTACTTTTCGACTAGCTGAACATCTGCAGCGTTTTCTTGAGACTTGACAGTATAGCCGATAACGTAATATTTCTTTTTTAATTCCTCCAGTTCGTTCAAAAACTGCTGGTAAGTGAAGTAGACCACTTTTTTAGTTAAATAATTATTCATTCTTAAGTCTCCTTTATGGTTGTTTTGAACTTATATTCAAACAATTTCTTCTTGATTGCATAAACATCTGTTTTTCTGCCTTTTACATCTTCATAGATTGTTGTTCCGTTGACTTCATAGACAAAATCACAGATGTATCGCATTGCTCTTCTTTTTCTCTTCTTTCCATCAACCACAATTTCAAAAGATGGTACCAATTCAACAGGAACCTGAAGACGAAGATTCTTTATTTCTCCATCCTGTTCCATTTTCTTAAGTACTAAATACCTTCTGGCTTCTTTCTTGGAATCGAATGTGATTCCATCAACTGTTGTTTTTCTTGAGTTATACTTGCTCATTCAGACATTCCTTTTCTTTCTCCTAAAGAGCAAACAGCGCAATCACAAGCACTACAAGAATAAATGATAGTACTATGATGATTTTGCAGTCTCTTTTGATTTTCTTGTCTTCACTGATAGTTTCTTCAAGGATGCTTTTCAAAGAAGAAACATATTTATTATTTCTAATTCTGAAATCTGCATATTCCTGTTTGAGGTCTTCATGCTCCTCCTGCAAATAAGAATATTCTTCTTCTAGCTTTTTATATTTTTCTTCCGCATCCTGAAGAGCTTCAAGATGTTGTTCCATTGTTATTCTCATTTTTTTCTCCATTTCCCCGCGCCTTCGTTGCGCGGACACAAATATTTAATCAAACTC